CCACCGGCCACACCGACACGCTGGAAGTGGCCGCCCGCCGGGCGGTGCTCACTGGGGTCAACCAGACCGGTGCAAAGCTGCAGGTGGCCCGGGCCGATGAGATGGGAGTGGAGTTCTTCGAGACCACGGCCCACGGCGGGGCCCGCCCTTCCCACGCTGAGTGGCAGGGCAGGCAGTTCCACCGGGGCGGCGCTGTGGACTACATGGGCAAGCATTACCCGGACTTCGAGGCCGCCACCGGCTACGGCACCGGGGCCGGGCTTTGCGGCTGGAACTGCCGTCATACCTTCTTTGCCATCTTCCCTGAGCTGGGTGCACCGCCTGCGTGGACGCAGGAGAGTTTGGAAGCCCTCAACGCCCGGGACATCAAGTACAACGGCGGCAGATACACCCGGTACGAGATCAGCCAGATGCAGCGGGCCCGGGAACGCACCGTGCGCAAGTACAAGCGCCGGTATCTGGCTGAGGATGCCGCCGGGGCCGACACCACCGCTAGCGCGGTGAAGCTGAGGCAGGCCCGTCAGGATCTGGCCGACTTTATCAGCGCCACCGGCGGCAGGGCCGACAGTGCCCGCACCAGCGTGGCAGGCTTTGGCAGGAGCGAGGGCAGCAAGGCAACGTGGGCGGCGAAGAAGCAAGAGCCACGCGGCATTCTTCAAAAACTCAATTTTTCTGATAGTGTTTCACAGTCTGAGCGTGAAGGCATTGAAAAAGAGCTTTCCGTCATTCCTCAATGGCAGCGCGATAAGGCTGAAAGCATCATCAACAAGGTCGTAATGACAGAGAAAGATGCCGCTGGAAGCGGCTATTATTATCCAGACAAAACGCTTTATCTTCACCCTGAGCGCAAAAGCGGTGATGTTATTCACGAGTATGGCCACGCATTGGAGATTTCCCTCGACCTGCGGCACAACTCCAAATACATCAGCATCCGAAAATCCGGGATTGATGTTGAAGATTTTTCTAAAATCGTGTATGATGACAGTACCTATACACAAGCGATTTATCTTCTTCAGAACAGCAAATTCATTTCTGAGTATCAGGGACGGCTATATGAATCTCCCACGGATGGAATTTTTAAAGCCGGAACGATGCAGATCAATGAAGATATGCTGAAGGAATATTTCAGTGAAGGGTATCGCGCTTTTTATCAGGAGCCCTCTGCCCTGAAAGAGAAAGACCCGCAGCTCTATCATTTTATCGAGGGATTGAAAGATGACAAAAAGTGAAGTGCTTCTGCTTGATGACCCCTCTGCAATCTGGAACGAAATGCAAAAGAATCCGGCATTGCGAACAGATGGAGATGTCTGGCTGCACATGACCCGCCTGTCAGCCAAGCAAGACCGACAGTGGTCTCGGGAAGCGTATGGCGACCCGGAAGCGTATCTGTATATGGACTTAAACAAAAAGAAGTGAGGTGTCATCATGGAAGATTTTCGTGTCATCTACCGCATTTTGAAGTATTTGCAGCAAAGCATGGACTTTGAGGAGTTCGATTGCGCTGGTTTTACTGCCGAGCGCTTCGGTACGAATCCGAACCGGTTTCAGGCACTTTTGATTCAGCTGCAGAAAGCAGGTTACATTGAGGGCCTGAACATCGTCCGCTACATTCGCCAGCCGGAGCGCATCGAACCACCCATGGAACCTCATATCACCTTACAGGGGCTTGAATATCTTCAGGAAAACAGTCTGATGAAAAAGGCCGCCGCATTTGCAAAGGGTGTTAAGGAAATCGTCCCCGGCATCTGACAACCAAATACCGCAAGCGTCTTTGCTCGTTTGAGCAGGGGCGCTTTTTTCATGCCGTTTTAGCTCAGATGGAAGAGCGCCGGTCTCCAAAACCGGATACCGCAGGTTCAAGCCCTGCAAACGGTGCCATGTTCCCGACATTTGTGTCGGAAGCAACCATCGCGGCGGGCAGCGCGTACCCTGCCCGGGATCCATGCGGAAGGCGAACCGCGTTACAAAACCGAACGGATCCATTCGTCAAACATTGACCAGAAAGGAGCACTCAACATTGAAACGTGAAGATGTGAGCAAAATCATCCCCGGTATCACGCCGGAACAGCTGGACAGCATTATGAACCTGCACGGCGCTGACATCACGGCAAAGGCCAATGAGATCACGACCCTCAAGGCCGAAAAGACCACCCTGACCGAACAGCTGAACACTGCAAACGGCAAACTGGAGGGCTACGACCCCGAGTGGAAGGCCAAGGCAGAACAGGCCAAGACTGACGCTGCCAGCCAGGTAGCCGCCCTCGAAAAGGGCTATGCGCTGGAACGCAAGGCCGCCGGGTTGAAGTTTTCCAGCGAGAGCGCCCGTAAGGCATTCCTTGCCGAGGCAAAGGCCCAGAATTTTGCTATGAAGGACGGCGAGATCCTGGGCTTTGATGATTATGTCAAGACCTTCAAGGCCGCAGACCCCAGCGCCATTCTGCCGGACGGCGGTATGGTACAGTTTTCTACCTCCGCACCGGGCGGCAACCGCCAGCCCGCAAACGCACATGAGGCCGCAAATGCTGCATTCCGCGCAGCGTTCGGCCAGAAAGGTTGATTATTATGGCTATTGATGCAATCGCCCGCAATAAGGCTGAGGCCCTGATCCGGGAGCAGCTGGTGAACACCATCCAGCAGGATGTGCCCAAGAGCTCCATCGTGATGCAGCTGGGTACCCGCCTTGCCAACATGACCTCCAACCAGACCAAGATCCCCGTGCTGTCCATGCTGCCTCTGGCATACTGGGTCAACGGTGACACCGGCATGAAGAAAACCAGCAAGCAGGAATGGGACAACGTCTACATGACCGCCGCAGAGCTGGCTGTCATCGTTCCTGTGCCCGAGGCCGTTCTGGCAGATTCCTCCTTTGACATCATGGGCGAGGTACAGCCCCGCGTCCGTGAGGCCATGGGCGCAAAGATCGACAACGCCATCCTGTTTGGCGGTGACCGTCCCACCGAGTGGACGACCGACGTGCTGACCCTTGCCGCAAAGAACAAGGTCACCGGCCCCATCGACTACACCAAGCTGCTGGGCAAGGATGGTCTGTTCTCCAAGGTCGAAGCTGGCGGCTTCGGCGTGGATGCCGTGGTGGGCGACCTGACCGCCAAGGCAGAGCTGCGCGGCCTGCTGGATACCAATGGCCGCCCGCTGTTCCGCTCCGATATGCAGGGTGCAACCACCTACGCGCTGGACGGTGCGCCCATGTACTTCCCCGAGAACGGCGGCTTCGATGCTTCCAAGGCCCAGCTGATCGCAGGCAACTTCAAGAAGCTGGTGTACTCCATCCGTCAGGATGTCACCGTGAAGCTGCTGGATCAGGGCGTGATTCAGGATCCCTCCACCAAGGAGATCGTCTACAATCTGGCCCAGCAGGATATGGTGGCCCTGCGCGTTGTGATGCGTATGGGCTGGGCACTGCCCAACCCCGCCACCCGCATGAACGCAGACCGCTCCAAGGTTCCGTTCGCATTCCTGACCGCTGCGGCTGTCGCAGCATAAGGAGGCCCCCATGCTTTACTGCACCTACGACCAGTACCAGACAGCGGGCGGTACGCTGGACGAAGCCGCGTTCACGCCGCTGTGCTTCCGGGCCTCGAAGCTCATTGACCGGGCCACCTTTGGCCGGGCCGAAGCCCACACCAAAGGCTGCGCCGACTGTGCCGAAGCTTTGGCCATGGCCTGTGCGTCCATCGTGCAGAGCCTTGAACGGGCCGAAGCGGCACGCGCTGCCACCGGCTATGCGCCGGGCGTGACCAGCGTCAACAACGACGGCTTTGCCGTGACGTTCTCCGACGGAGCACTGGCCGAAAAGCAGGTCGCCGAAGCGTACAGCATTCTTTCCGGCTGCCTGGGGCACGACCCCCACGGCCTGCTGTATCGGGGGTGTTTCTGATGCAGTGCAGCGTTACCGTTGTGAACCTCATCCACGACACCGCCACCGAGATCGACCGGCCTGTCTGCCACGTCATCCCCGGGTGCAGCTGGCGGGAGAAGCTGGACACCTCCGGCGGCGACCCCCAGCGGACAGTCCATGTCCGGCTGCCCCCTGCCGCCGGGTATCTGCCCTATTTCCAGTGGGCAAAGCTCCCGCCCGGGGAAAAGGCGGCACACTGGACGCTCAAGCGGGGCGGCAAGCTCATCTGCGGCGCTGTCCGCAGCCTGACCGAGGCCGAGTATGCCGCCCTCGAGAAAACACACATCTGCTGCACGGTGGCGGCGGTCTCCGACAACCGGGAACCGCTGCTGCCGCATTTTCATGTAGAGGGGAGCTGAGGAAATGAGCAAGCCTGTTTTTGATCAGCCCTACGGCCTGCGCTACAAGGTGGACGGCGTTCAGATGCAGCTTTCCTGGCGGCCTGACTTCGGTGCCGAAAAGACTGCTGCCCTGCAAAAGGCGCAGTATGCCATGGCACAGGAAGCGGCCCGGCTCATCGACAGCTATGTTCCGCTGGACACCGGCACACTGAAAAACAGCGTGCAGACTGCTTCCAAGTATGACGAGGGCCTTTTGGTGTACAACACCCCCTACGCCCGCAAGCAGTATTACCTGCACGCCGAGGGCAGCGACCTGCGCACCTTCATGGGCAACAAAGAACGTGGGCAGGAAGCCGACAAGTACAAAGGTCTGCGCGGCTCCTACTGGGGCCAGCGGGCACTTGCAGACATGGGAGAGCATCTGGCCCTTTATGCGACCCGTGCCGTTACCATGTTCTGGGGAGGGATGGGCCACTTATGAGCGAGAAAGCCACCATCACGGCCATGCGGGAGTGGCTCAAGACCTGCCCGCTCATCGCCGAAGAACAGACCGAGAACGGGGCAGCATTCCGTATCTCCGGGCTTTCCCCGGAGCCGGTGGCCGAGTTTTCCATTGAGGATTCCCCCACAGACCCTGTGCTGACCACTTATTTCTCCGGCAGGAACATGGCCAAAAGCTATGTATTCCTGAGCCGTCGGGAATACAGCGAGGCCCAGAGCACCCAGATCGCCAACAGCGGCTTTTTTGAGCAGCTGACCGACTGGGTGCTTGCCCAGAATGACCGGCATAACCTGCCCCAGCTGGAAGCCCCAAAGCAGCCCCTCAGCGTATCGGTCACCGCATCGGGCTATATCGTTACCAGCAGCGCCGGAAGCTGCAAAATGCAGATGCAGCTCCGGCTCGTTTATTACCAACCGAAAGGAGTTTCAACATGACTGTTACTGAAGCTGTTACCGCCTCCGGCATCACCCCCAGCGCCGACTACAAGGGCATCGAGAACACCGATGACTTTGTGCTGGCCATCTGCACCGAGGCCAGCAAGAAGGATGCCGTCAAGGATTGGACCGTCTGTGCCGACCATGTGCGGGAGCACAGCGGCGCACTGAACGCTTCCACCTCTGACAATACCTACATCCGCACCGGCCCCGTTACCACCAAGGGCAGCGTTCAGCGCACCCTCGCCATCAACGGCGACCGTTGCAAGGGCGATGCGTTCCAGGACTTCATTCTGGGCCACGAGATGATCTATGGCTTCGGCCAGAGCGTCATCCTGCCCTACATCTATTTCTCCCTGCGCACCGGCAAGGGCGAGAAGGGCGAAGCCGCATTCATCGTCACCAGCGACGTGGGCGGCTCTGCCGGCGCAATCGCCACCTTTGCCTGCGATGTAAAGGGCATCGGCACCCCTGCCAAGTTCGACTATTCTACCGCTGCGGCAGGCTGATCCTGCCCGTAGCTCCGTGCCCTCGTCCTGACCGGCGAGGGCTTTTTTGATAGGAGACGACCATGAAGATCTTTGATAAGGAATTTGCGTTTTCCAGCCTGAACGCCAACGATATCGAGCGGCTGGAGCAGGCAAAGGCAAAGCTGGAAAAGGCCGAGGAGGCCGAGCGTCAGCGTGCACAGCAGACCCCTAACATGAGCTATGCCGAGGGTATCCGCGGCCAGTGCCGCATCGTGGAAGCGTTTGTCGATGATGTGCTGGGCAAAGGTTCTGCGGCTGCTCTGGGGCTGGACGGCAATGACCTGGGCAAGGCCCTTACCGTGATGACCGAACTGACCCGGGCTGCTAATCAGGAAAAGCAGAAGTTTGACCCCAGCCTTCTGGCTCCTCAGCTGAACCGTGAGCAGCGGCGCAAGGCAAAGCGCCGCCGTCATCATGGCTGACATCCTGCTGGAACCACTGCCTACCGAGTGGGAGGGCCGCGCCATCGACCCGGACTTTCGGCCCATGGTCTGGCTGTCGAACCAGTATCAGCGCAAGCGGGAGAAAAAGGACACCCTTGCCTTTGCGCAGGAAGCGTTCCGGCGCTTCTACCGGGAGCCGATTCCGCCCCAGCTGGCCCCGGAGGCCTATGAAAGTTTACTGCGCTTTTACCACGGGGCCGACCCGCCCGGACGTTCCGGCGGCAAAGGCAGCGGTTCCGGTGAGCTTGCCATGGATTTTGCCTGTGACGCGGACTATCTGACCGCAGCTTTTCAGCAGGCTTACCACATCGACCTTACGGCAGAGCGCATCCACTGGTGGCGGTTTCTGGCTCTGCTGCGGGGGCTGCCGGAGGAAACCACCATGGCGAAGATCATGTCCTGGCGCACGATGGACACCTCCGGCATGGAGGGCAGGCAGCGCCAGCAGTACGAGGACCTGAAGGAGACCTTTGCCCTGCCCAAAGAACTGCGGCACACCCGGACGGCAGTCACGGTGGCCGACCACAATGCCGCCTTCCTGCAGCGGCTCAGGCATGGCGATGACGAGGAGGTGAGCGCCCCCAATGGCTGATTTCAGTATTACGGGTGATGTCCGGCTGAACAGCGACCCGGCAGAGCAGAGCGTCAATAAATGGACGGTAGCCGCCGGGCAGATGATCGCCGATTTCGCTAAGAAAGCCGCCGATGCCCTGATGAGCGTGGTGAAGAGCGGTCTGTCCTACAACCGGGACATGGAGAGCTACCTCACCAATTTCAAGGTCATGCTGGGTGACGAACAGCTTGCCGCCGAAAAGCTGGAAGAGATCCGCAAAATGGCAGCATCCACACCCTTCACACTGTCTGATCTGACTGAGGGAACCCAGACCCTGCTGCAATTCGGCATTGCGGCAGACGACACCACCAACGTGCTGCAGATGCTGGGCGATATTTCTCTGGGCAACGCGGACAAGATGCAGACCCTTGTCCGGGCCTATGGCAAGATGTCCAGCGCCCAGAAGGTCACGCTGGAAAACGTGAATATGATGATCGACGCGGGCTTCAACCCGCTCAATCAGATCTGCGAGGCCACCGGAGAGTCCATGGCTGACCTGTACAAACGCATCTCGGATGGCAAGGTGGGCTTTGAGGAATTGCAGGCCGCTGTGGAAGCCGCCACCAGTCAGGGCGGGCAGTTCTACAACGGTATGCTGGAAGCCAGCCAGACCTTCCGCGGGCGGCTGTCTACCCTGCAGGACAACGTGGCTGCCCTGACCGGCAAACTGACTGACGGCCTGTTCTCGGCTCTCGGCGACCTCATCGTCAAGGCGAACGAGCTGGTGGTCTCCATCACGGAGGATGACCAGAAGCTGGCCAAACTAAAAGACACCATTGGTCTGGTCATCACCGTCGTCACCTCTGTCGGCGTGGCATTTCTGACCTACAAGGGCTACCTGACCGCCACCTCTGCCGCCACTGTAGTACAGACGGCAGCCACCACAGCCCTTGCCGCCGCACAGGATGCGGCCCAAAATGGTGCGACCGGCCTGGCCATCGCACAGGAAGTCCTAAACAAAACACTGAAAGCCAACCCCGTCGGGCTGGTGGTTTCTGTTCTGGCTGCTCTGGCAGCGGCCCTTGTGACTGCCTACCAGACCAGTGAGACCTTCCGGAACATCGTGGACGGGGCCTTTCAGGCCGTGGCGAACATCGCAAAGAGCGCCATTGGGGCGGCCATCGGCTGGCTGGACAAGCTCAGTTACAAGCTGAACAGCTTCCTCGGGAAGGATGGTTATACCGGCTTTTCCAGCTACGATGACTACAAAGCAGACAAGGATGCACAGGCAGCAGCGGCCACTTCCAAAGCCAACCGGGAAGCCCGACACAAGGCAGCCCAGGCCGGGCAAGGCATCAGCACCAAGAGCTGGACGGAACTGCAAGAGGAGGCCAAAGCTGTACAAAAGACAACTGAGCAAGCGGCCAGTGCTGTTTCCGCATCCTCGAAAAAGGCCAGTTCTTCCGCCAAAAAGGCTGCATCTGAGGTAGTGAACTCCATTACCTCCACCAGCACGCAGATTGAGAACGGGGTCACCCGTACCACCGAAACGGTCCATGAGACCCTGAAAAACGGCACGAAACAGCAGAAGCAGACCGTCACCGAAATCAGCCGTCAGATGGTGGACGGGGTCCTCTCGGACGTTAAGACCATCACCACTACAGCGGCAGATGGAACAAAGAAGGTCACGCAGAGCATCGAAGCCGTCCGTGATGTGGTTTCCACGGTCACCGCGACCCAGACGGCCCTCGTGGACGGGGCCAAGGTCACCACCCAGACCACCACCGAGACGCTGGCAGACGGCAGTGAGCAGGTTAAGCGGGTCATCACCAGCACCGGCACTGAGGTCATCGAGGGCGTGCAGCACACGGTCAAGACCGTGACCACCATTGCCGCCGATGGCACACAGACCGTGGCAAAGGCCATCGAGGATGCCGGGCCCCAGTACGGCAGCATGGGTGAGCTGCTCACGGAGCAGTTCCGCACCAAGCTCACCGAGGGCTGGGCGCAGATTCAGTCTGACATCCAGACGGATGCGCTGGGGGCCATCGAGACGCTGGCAACGGCCCTCAAGGATGGCGACCTCGAGCAGCTGGGCCTGTGGGCGGCTTCCTACTTCTGGCAGGCCTGCACCAAGGAGCAGCAGGTGCAGATCCAGAGCGTGGCCATGGGGGCGCTGAACCAGCTCGGTTCCGCCCTCTCCGGCGTGTTTGGGAACCTCGCCAATCTGGCCATGGGTCTGGTGGCGCAGTTTGTGCCCGCCGCAGCCAGCGCCACAGCCGGGCAGACTGCCCTGAACGTGGCCATGGACGCAAACCCCATCCTCTTCGTCATCTCCCTCATCGGGATGCTGGTGGGTGCGCTGATCAACTTCTCCGGAAAAAACAAGGATGTGGCCAACGCTTTCCAGAATGTCTGGGCGGGCGTTGAGGACTTTATGAGCTACATCTTCGAGGGCCTGATGCGCATCGTGGCGGCGGGTATCGAGGGTTTTATCATCCTCATCAACGGCCTCATCGGCGCGTATAACAGCGTCGCGTGGCTCTATGGCGGCACCATAGACTACATCAGCAATCCGGCTTGGGACTACGCAAACCGGATCGCTGCCGACCGCAAGGCCCGGCAGGCCGAGCGAAAAAAGCAGCAGGAAGCTGCCAACAACCCCAGCAGCTCCGGCACCTCCGCCAGCTCTCAGAAGGTCATCGAGAGCATGACCGACACCAGCAAGACCACCGGTGCAGACGGCAGCACCGTGACCACCAAGGTGCTCACCGAGAAGCTGCAGGATGAGACCGGCAAGATCACCCAGCGGGTGACCAAGACCGTCACCGAGGCGGGTACCAAGCTGGTGGACGGCGTGGAGCGCTCCTACAAGACCGTGACCACCTATGTGGATGGCATCCAGACAAAGGTGGAGCGCAGTTTGGATGACATCGCTAAGACCACCACAGGCACAAAACCTGGCTCCACCACGCCGACAGCCCCCACCCCGGACAAAGACCTGACCGACGCTGTGGAGGCCAACACCGAGGCCCTGCTGGCCGCAAACAGCAAGCTGGCCGAGATGGTGCGGCAGGCCAACACGCTGGTGCTGTCTGACAACATGGCCATCAGCCGGTCTGTGGCCGCATCCGGCACGGCACAGGTGGCCGCAGCCGCCAACCAGTACCACCGGGAGGGCGACACCAACATCATCCAAAATATCTACTCCAAGGCCCAGACGGCGGCAGACCTCCAGCGGGAAGCACGCTGGGAAGCCGACCGGGCCAAGGCCCAGAAACGATGAAAGGAGGGCTCCACAATGCCATTCAGAAAAGACCATTTGCAGCTGGTCACGGATGCCGGGGCCACTCTCGACATCGGGTGGGCTTACGGCACGCCCTACTCCCTCGACCCCATCAATGGCGTAGACGTGGACGTGCAGACCGCACAGGGCGTGAACCAGGTGGGCGTGAGCGTGGAGCGCCAGAGCGTGGCCGGGGTGAGCCGTGAGCTCATCATCCACTGCCACAGCTCCCACGGCGATGCGGATGCGGAATTACTGCTGGAAAAGCTGCCCTATTTCACCAGCGGCACAATGTATCTTGTGGATAAATTCTTCTGCCGTTTTGTGCTTTCCAAGACCCCCTACACAAAGAGCATCCACCCCTACCCGGTGCTGGATTTCATGCTCTTCTGCCCGAAACCCTTCTGGTACGACTTGACTGCCCAGAGCTTCTGCATCAACGGCTTTGTGCCATCGTTCAGGCTGCCGGTGAATTACTTCAAGCCCCACCGTTTCGGCGTGCGCACCTCCGTCGGCTGGCTGAACGCCTATAACCCCGGGGCGCTGGCAGTGCCCTTCACGGCCACCCTCAAGAGCGACGGCGCGGTGGTCAACCCGTGCGTGCTGAACATCATCACGGGCCAGAGCATCCGCATCCTGACCACCCTGACCCCGGGGCAGGTCATCGAGATCTACCGCACCACCACCGACAAGCTGGCAGTCAAGCGGACAGAGGACGGCACGGAGGAGAACATCTTCTCCCTGCTGGATGAGGACAGCGACCTGCTGGAGCTGGCCCCCGGAGACAACTTACTCAAGGCCACCGCTGACAGCGGCGAGACCAGCCTGCAGGTGACGGTGCGCTTTTATCCCATGGTGAGCGGTATTCTGCCGGAGGTGATCTCGTGACACTGGACGTTTTGGACGAACTGACCCTCGCCCGGCTGGGCCGGGTGGAGGTGTGGGTGAGCCTTTACTGGGACGAGCCCTACAACACCGAGGGTTCGTTCACGCTGGAAGTCAGACCCACCGAGGAGAACCTCGCTCTTCTCCGGGAGGGCCGCTGGCTGCGCCGCAGTGACAGCGACGTGCCCATGCGCATCTGCCACCGGAGCAACGAGAATCAGGACAGCAACTTAGTGGTCACCGGTTTCCCGGGAACGTGGATCTTCACAAAGCGAGCCGGTACCGCCATCGTGAAGAACGAGAACGCGGAACAGGCCATGCGCAGACTGGTCAGCGCAATGCAGCCGTGGCCCAAGCTGGAGCTGGGTGCTGCTGTGGGCTTCGGCACCACCTACACCGCCCAGACCTCCGGCGGCAGCATCATGGACTACCTGATGACCATCGGTGCGGCCTGCGACCTGGGCTTCCGGGTGCGGCTGGCAGGCAAGAACGACCAGAAACGGCTCCTGTTCGAGGTCTACCGGCCCACCGCCGACCCCAACAACCGCTTTTCCACCAAGTGGGGCAACTTGCAGCAAGCTGCGTGGGCCTTTGGTGACAGCGACTACGCAAACGTCGCCGTGGTGCAGGGGGCCGGTGAGGGCGAGAACCGGGCCACCGTGACCGTGGGCCTGACGGATGCCACCGGAGCCGACCGGCGGGAGCTGTATGTGGATGCCCGGGATGTGCAGCCGGACGAGGAAAAGGGCGAGACCAACAAGAGCCAAGCCTACCTCGAACGGCTCATGGCCCGGGGCACCAACAAGCTGCTGGAACAGCTCCGCACCGGCTCCATTGAGCTGACCATCGATGCCGAAGGGCTCTCCCCCGGGGATGTGGCCCACTGCACCATCCCGGAGCTGGGCTACAAGGCCACCGTCCGGGTGGCCGATGTCATCACCCAAAGCCAGAGCGACAGCACCACCCGCACCGTGCGGCTGGGTACGCCGGTCTGGCGCAAGCTGTAAGGAGATGATCTTTTGAGCAAAATCGTTTTATACCCTGCAAACGGGTTCGACTTCGATGCCGCAGACGTGGCGGCCTACCTTGCAGGCCTCACCTCGGGCGTGTTCAGCTCCGCTGAGGACTTCCCGGTGACAGCCGCAGGCGGGCTGACGGTCACCGTGGGCGCGGGCCGTGGCTGGGTGCACCCCAGCCGTTTCACCGGCTACTCCATCACCAAGCGGGAGGCCGACACCCTGACCCTGCCGCTGGCCGACCCGTCTCTCCCCCGCATCGATCTCATCGTCATGCGCTATGATGCCGGTGCCAGAGCCGCCAGCCTGCAGGTGCTGCAGGGTACGGCCTCCAGCACTCCCACGGCCCCGGCCATCTCCCGCACCGAGCTGATCTACGACCTCTGCCTTGCCGAGATCACCCGCCCGGCAGGCTCCACCAGCATCACCACGGGCCAGATCACCGACACCCGGCTGGACGAGGCGCTCTGCGGCATCGTGCGGGACGGTGTGACCGGCATCCCCACCGACGAGCTGCTGGCCGCTGCCAAGGAGCGCATCAACGCACTGGAGGAGAAAGCTACCAGCAGTGCCGCTGCCGCCAAGGACAGCGCAGAGGCAGCCAAGAGCAGCGAGACCAAGTCCGCCGCCAGCGAGAAGAATGCCAAGACCAGCGAGACCGCCGCCAAGCAGGCCCTGCAGGACACGGAGACGGAGCACACCGCCGCCTTGCAGGATATCGCACGGGCCCGCACCACAGCCCTGACCGACGTGGCTAACTCCACCAGGACAGCCACCGCTGCGGCAGAAACCGCCACCCAGCAGGCCACCGACGCTGCGGGGAGCGCTTCCACCGCCGCCACCAAGGCCGGGGAGGCATCTGCCAGCGCGGGGGCGGCGAAGAACGATGCCGACCGGGCAGAGAAAGCCAGCACCAATGCGGCCAATGCGGCCACCAATGCCGTGAAGCAGGCCAAAGAAGCCGGAACCTTTGATGGCCAGTCGGCCTATGCGCTGGCTGTTCAGCTGGGATACACCGGAAGCGAAGCCGCCTGGATCGCCAGCCTGAAAGGTGCGCAGGGCCCCAGGGGTGCTACCGGGGCTACCGGCCCGCAGGGGCCGCAAGGGCCCACCGGAGCCACTGGTCCGCAGGGGCCCACCGGTGCAACGGGAGCCAGAGGCGCAACAGGTGCTACCGGCCCACAAGGCCCGGCGGGTACTTCAGCGGTCTATACCAGCGGAACCTACTATGTGCGCTATACCGATGGAACGCAGATCTGCTGGGGTACCAAAGATTACTTGCCGAGTTATGATTGCTACATGACGCTCCCTATTGCTTTTGCAAACACAAATTATTCTGTTTTGACCAGTCCGTACAGCAAAAACTCAATAAATGGAACTGTTACGCACGTGATTACTAACAAAACAACAACCAGTTTTAGAGCTGAACCGAACACTAGCTCATGCGGTGCCAACTGGGTCGCCTATGGCCGCTGGAAGTGAGGTGAATGTAAATGGAGATCAGACCCGGAACCAAAATCCCGAAGCCGGTTATTACGCAGGAAGAGTGCGATGCCTATTCTGCCGTTGTGGATGCCATCAACGCCCACAATGCAGCGGCTGCTGTGGGCGAGGCCCTGTGGAGCATGGACGACCAGCCGGAGGCCTACGTTGTGGTGGAGGCAGGCACGCAGCCAGACCCTGCCGATGCACCGAAGCCGACCCCTACACTGGAGGAGCGGATGGCCACGGTGGAAGCTGCCCAGGCAGATGCGGATGCGCTGAACGTTGACCAGGCCTACCGGCTGACACTCTTAGAGCTTGGGATCACGGAGTAAAACCCTCTGCCAAGAGGACGATAACATTTTTAAGATGGGGCACTGCCCCGGAAAGGACAAACCTATGTTGTACCGTACCTGTAAACGCATGATCGAACGCGGCAATCTGGAGGGCATGAGCACCAAGCTGGACGTTTTCTATGCCGCAAGCAAGTTGACTGATGACGAGTACAAGGAGCTGACCGAGCTGCTGGCCGAGAAGGAGGCGCAGAATGCCCAGAACAATTCTTGACGTTTCCCGCTGGCAAGGCAGCATTGACTGGGACAAGGTCAAGGCAAGCGGCCTTGTCTCCGGCGTGATGATCCGGGCCATGGGCAACAGCAAAGAGGGCAAGCCCAGCAAGCCATACATCGACCCCTTCTTTGCCCGCAACTACGCCGAGTGCACCCGGCTGGGCATCCCGGTGGGCGTGTACGGCTACTTCAAGGCCACCACCAAGGCACAGGCCGACAAGGAGCTGGCCCTGTTCAAGCAGGCGCTGGGCGGCAAGACGTTCCAGCTCCCGGTGGCTGTGGACATTGAGGACAAGCTGCAGGAAGCCCTGAGCAAGGCCGCCCTGACCGACATCGTGGCCCACTGCCTGAGCGTGGTGGAGAGCTGGGGCGTGTACGCCATGCTCTACACCGGCCTGTACTTCGGGCAGACCAACCTTTACATGGGTGGCGCGGCCCTCAAGCCCTACGACGTATGGCTGGCGGCCTACCGCACCAAGAAGCCCGCTCCCGGCTGGGCCTTCGGCATGTGGCAGTACACCAGCAGCGGCAAGATTCCCGGCATCGCCAAGGGCGCAGACCTGAGCGTGGCCTACAAGGACTATGCGGGCATCATCCAGCGGGCCGGGCTGGGGCAGATCAGGGGGTGAGACCGATGGCAAGTTATCTGATTTCAGATGCACCATACGCACCCTGGCTCTCAGAGGTTCTAGCTACACTGGAAGAGCACAAGATCGACCGCATCACCGTAGCAGCGCCTCTGGCAGATGGTGAGGTGTTCACGGGGTACTACAACATGAGTACCCAGGACAAGGCCCTGCTGGCATCCAATATCCAAGCAGATGCCGTTCTGGATGCGGTGTGTCACAACGGACAGCGCATCCAGCAGGCGTGGGAAGATGATGAGGAGGGGTGAGACCGATGTGGCAATGGATCGCCCAATATTGGGCAGAGTGGGCTTTCGGTCTGCTGGGCACCGCCGTCATCGCGGTGGTCATTAAGTACAAGGCTCTGCTGGACGGCGTGCTTGCCATCCTGCATGATCGTATCTATCAGGCGTGTCAGTATTACATCAAGCAGGGCAGCATTGACACTGGTGGACTGAAAAACCTCGAATACCTTTACAAAAGCTATCACGCACTGGGCGGCAACGGCACTGGTACAGAGCTGTACAACCGCGCCAAGGCATTACCCATTAAACAGGAGGATTGACCTATGACTAACAAGAAAGTTCCCGCCGCGACCATCGCCCGCACTGTTGTGCTGGCACTGGCCCTCGTCAATCAGCTGCTGAGTGCAGCAGGCAAGCCGGTGCTGCCCATCGACAGCGCCAGCGTGGAGCAGTGGGTGACCGCTGGCCTGACCACCGCTGCCGCCATCTGGGCATGGTGGGAGAACAACAGCTTTACTCCCGAGGCCATCCACGCCGATGAGCTGCTGGATCAAATGCAGGGGAAGACCAGGTAAGAGTACATAGCAACAGCCCCGGGGAGCCTGATGGTTCCTCGGGGCTGTTTTCTTTTGGCATGTTTCGGCACATTCCGACGCATTCCGAATTATCCAGCACATTCTGACATTTTCCGGTTAAAGTTGGATAGAAAGGATGTGCAAACTATGCCCGACGTGAAAATTTCGAACTCCCCCGCCCAGCTGGATCAAATCCTCCGGCCGCTGGGGATTACCCGGAGCTCAAAGAATTACCGTATCCTATGCGAATGCGTGGCTCTGATCTGTGAGCAGGAGGACCGGCTGGAAGCCGTACAGAAGGAGATCTATACCCCCATCTCAGACCAGCGGCGCTGCAAGTGGTCTGCCATTCAAAGTGCCGTTCGGCGTGCAGCAGAGAAAGCCTGGGCGCTCAATCCCGAAGGCGTTCAGCAGTTGGCTGGCTACCCGCTGACCGGTGCACCCAGCGCGGTGCAGTTCCTGGAGATGCTTTACAATGCCGTGGTGAGGGGGTAACGAAAAGGCTACCATGCGAGCGTGATGCGTGGCAGCCTTTTTTTGTTGATTTTTGCATAGTTTTCCGCAGAAAGTGGGTTTGACTGTGGGTTACAACAAAAGAAAAACACCCAGAAACTTACGTCTCTAGGTGTTTTATCTTGGTGGGCGCGGGTGGATTCGAACAAGCTCAACTATCACAATTCGCTGGATGCGCTTTGAAATTGTGATGGATTCATGCGCATTTTTTGAATTTCACCAAAAATCAATTATCGGCTATCACAACCATTTAGGAACAAAAACGGGTTACAAAGTGGGTTGTTTTGCACGCGGAGAATACTCTGCCAGAGCATCTGAAACGGCCATTGCTGCCGTGTCAGCCCTGCCGTCAACAGCATGG